GACATAGTGGAACAAGCAGACAAAGAAAAAGATTATGATATTAACGATGTTTATGTCGGATCACAATATTTAATTCTTGAAAAATGTCATCCCTGCTTTGATATGATTGATATTGAGAACAAGGATGAACTTCCAGATGATCTGATACCATATTTTGACGAGGAAGATTTGAGGGGATAAATAGAACATAGAAATCTAATGGTCGTCATAATCCGATGCCTCTTAATAAGCTGGAAAACTTCATTAAGAATACAGAAGGTCGTATTCTTTATGTAAACCCTAGTGACCTTGATGCTACTGACGCGATTGAAAATCAGGGAAACTCATTAACTAAACCTTTTAAAACTGTCCAAAGAGCACTGCTAGAGGCAGCAAGATTCTCCTATTTGAGGGGAAGTGATAATGATATTATTGAGAAAACAACCATTCTTCTGTATCCAGGAGAACATCTTATTGATAACAGACCTGGTTTTGCAATTAAAGATGTGAGTGGAACCGCAACTGCTGTTTCTCCCTCTGGTGCAACAACAAGTGCTCAAACTACTCTTACATTAACTACAGACTCAATATTTGATTTAACTCAAGAAGATAATATTCTCTACAAGTTCAACAGCATCAACGGTGGTGTTATTGTTCCCCGTGGAACCTCTATTGTTGGTCTTGACTTAAGAAAAACTAAACTGAGACCAAAATATGTACCAAATCCAACAGATGATAACTTATCTGGAACTGCTCTGTTCAGAGTAACTGGTACTTGTTACTTCTGGCAATTCTCCATCTTTGATGGTGATCAAAGTGGAACTGTTTATACTGACAGTCAGGACTTTTCATCTGCTAATACCGCTACTCCTACATTCTCTCACCACAAACTTACTGTATTTGAATACGCTGATGGTGTAACCATTCCAACAGGTTATACTATCTCTGACTTAGCGATGTATTATAGTAAGCTTTCTAATGCTTATAATACAGAAACTGGAAGAAATATTGACCAGAAGTGGCCAGCAGATCCACTTGGTTTTGCTGCTAAGCGTCCAGAATTTGAAATTGTCGGTGCATTTGCCGATGATCCTGTCAATATTTCCACTATTATTTCTGGTGATGGATCTACGCCAAGTAGTATTATCACAGTAACGACAAGCACTGATCACAAACTGACATCAGGGACACCAATTAAGATTAAAGGTGTCAGTGTAGAAGATTATAATATCGCTACCACAGTTCAGAATGTCACTGATGCTAGAACATTTACATTCTTGCTTCCATTCGTTAGAAACAATCTGACAGCATCTCCTAGTGCTTCAGGTTCTACTGTTACTATTGAGACTGATACTGTCCAGGGTGCCTCTCCATACATCTTTAATATCTCACTACGTTCAGTCTTTGGCATGAACGGTATGCATGCTGATGGTGCAAAGGCAACTGGATTCCGTTCCATGGTTGTTGCCCAGTTCACCGCTGTCGGTCTTCAAAAGGATGACAGAGCGTTCGTTAAGTATAATGAATCTTCAAGAGTTTATGAGGGTATTAGTGTATCTAAGGTAACTGGTGCTGCTCTCGCTAGTGGTTCTTCATCTACTGATGCCACTAAAGTCTATCACTTAGACAGTGAGGCGCAGTATAGAATTGGATGGGAAAGTTCTCATATCAAAGGTTCAAACGATTCCTTCTTACAGATTGTTTCAGTCTTCGCTATTGGTTTTGCCTATCACTTTGATGGTAGAAATGGTGCTGACATGAGCATCACAAACTCCAACTCTAACTTTGGACAAATTTCTCTAAATGGTGTTGGATTTAAGAAAGCAGCATTTAATAAGGATAATAAAGGATATATCACATCGGTTATCACCCCTAAAGCAGTCGTAACCAAAGAAGAAGATATTGATTGGGTAACTCTTGATGTTGGTCTTACAACTTCTGTCGGTATTACTAGTCATCTATATCTCTTTGGATATAATAACAAGAATATTAAACCACCACATAAGATTCAAGGTTATCGTATTGGTGCCAAACTGAACGAGAAACTATCCTTTGTAGGTTCTGGAACCACCTACACTGCAGATGTTCTGATGGTTGACAATGAAATAAGCACTACTGCCACTACTTCTGCCCTTGGGGAAACCAGCTCTGTCAAAGAATATAAAGTAACCTCAGTAACCAATAGCACTTTTACTATTGGGTCGCATCAAATAATTACTGGTGAGAAAATTGTAATTAACAGTGACACTGGAGATCTTCCAGAAAATATTGAAGCACACAAGGTTTATTTTGCTATTAAGGCAAGTGCCACTACTATTAAAGTTGCAGCATCTATTACAAACGCTGAGAATGATGAGGCAATCACACTGTATGGTGGAGAAAGTTTGAGAGTTCGCAGTAGAGTTTCTGAAAAGAGTTCTGGCGAAATTGGTTCTCCAATTCAATTCGATGCAGGTAATGGAAACTGGTTTGTCAAGTCATCTGCCGGTAACGCAATTTATAATGCTTTTAATACTCTTGGAACAGGAACCCTTGGCACTAGAACAACAACCAGTTTTATCAAAAGAAAAGAGGATTCCAGAAGTCTTGATGAAAAACTGTATAAGTTAAGAGTTGTTGTTCCAAAGGAACTCTCTAATTGTAAGGAACCAGAGGAAGGATTTGTTATCCAGGAATCTAGCACTACATCACTGAGATCTAATGCAGATTTTACCGCTACGGGCATCACAACTTCTGATCCAGACTTTAATAGAAATCCAAGATTTATTAGCACTTGTTCTACTTCAAGTTCTACAGTAACTGTCATCTCTGAGATTCCACACAACATTAAAGTTGGTGAGAAGATTACAATTAAGAATGTAACCAGTACAGGAAATACTGCTGGTACAGAGAACAAAGGATATAATGGTGTATTCACTGTTTTGTCTATTCCTGATGATAAGACATTTACTCACTCCACAACTGATGTTGATGACATCACTCATAATGGTGGTAGTTTTACCAACAATACAAGCACTAGAACAATTGCTCTACCTAGATTTGAGAGAACTGACTGGAAGGGCAACTTCTACATTTATAGAAATGAAGTTATCACACCATATGTTGAAAATGTAAGTGATGGTATCTATCATCTCTATGTTCTGAACGCAAACAATGATATTCCAGCAGAATATACCACTCACTATTACAGTCAAAAGGTTGATGATCTTTATCCACAGCAGGATAAGGATAATGTGAATGATAATCCAGAGTCTGCTGCATCCTTTGCGATGAGATCACCAGTAGGTGATGTAACTACAAGTGACTTGAAGAAGAGTATTACTAGAGAAAGTATTGACAATCTTCTTCCTACACTTGGTATTGGTCTTACTATTTCTGGTGTCACCACATCATTCACATCAAATACAGTTGGTGTTGCCACGATTACCTTCCATGAAAACCACAACTTTAACGGTATTGTAACTTACAGTGCTCTGACTGGTGGTTCTGGTTACGTTAATGGCACTTACCATAATGTTAAACTGTTCAACAACGGCACAACAACATGGGATGGTGCCACAGCAAGAGTTGTTGTCGCTGGTGGTAAAGTATCTAATGTTGACATCACCTCTGGTGGTTCTGGATATACAAACAACGAAGAGTTAGACTTTGATACTTCTAGAGTTGGTGGTGGAACTGGTGCAGGTGTCACTATTTCTACTTCCGGTATTTCTACTGTTAATGGCAATACAATTCAACTGACTGGTATTGGCACCCACACCAGTGGACACTTTAGAATTACTGGTGTTCCTGGTAAGAATCAAGTTGCGATTGCTATCAGTAACACTGATGCGAGACCAATCCAGGGACAATATCTTATCAATATCGCTCCTGAGATCACAGTTTCTACTGCTACCACTACAATTACTTCTGGTATTACCACATTTACAACAACTGAACCACACGGTTTCGTGGTTGGTAACAGGTTGACCGTTAAAAACAACAGTGATGCTGATCTTGGACACTATGATGTTACTGGTGTTACCACAACCACAGTCACAGCAAACGTTGGTGTTGGTGTTACAATCCATGGACCTAAGTTCCTGCTGAAGCATGGTTTATCCGCTAATGATCTGACATCTGATAAGAATGGTGAGAACTTAGGATCTAGAGGTTTGTCGTTCTTCGGTAATGAGACTGCTATTCTAAAGTCTAGCATTACTAATGAAACGACGATTAAAGTCAAGACTACAAATGTCGGTGTTGCCACTGCTGCTAGATTTGAACTTGGATCTTATATCCAAGTTGATAATGAGATTATGAGAGTCACCAGTAATGTTCTTTCAGGCTCTGCTAATAATGAGATGACTGTTATCCGTGGTGCTATGGGAACAGTTAAGGAGAATCATTCTGGTGGAGCACTCATTAAGAAGATTGATCTCAAGGCAATTGAGTTCCACAGACCAACGTATTTGAGAGCATCTGGTCATACATTTGAGTATCTTGGTTATGGTCCAGGTAACTACTCTACCGCACTTCCTCAGGTTCAAGTAAGATCTCTGAACGAAGAAGAGGAAACTCTAGCACAGGCACAAGAGAAGAATTGTGGTATTGTTGTTTACACTGGTATGAATAATGATGGTGACTTCTATATCGGTAACAAGAAGATTAACTCTGCCACTGGTAAAGAGAAGACCTTTGATATTCCTATCCCAACTGTAACTGGTGAAGATGCTAGTGTAAACAGTGTAGTGTTTGATGAGGTTATAGTTAAGGAGAGACTAATTGTTGAGGGTGGCAATTCTGGCACTGTTCTTTCTCAGTTTGATGGTCCTGTTACCTTTAATGGTGAAACGAAGTTTAATGAAAATATTGATGTTGATGCCTCTGTTAAAGTTACAGGAGTGTTTAATATCACAGATACTACAGAATCTAGTAGTGTTGGAACTGGTGCTCTGACTGTAGATGGTGGTGTTGGTATTGATAAGAATCTGCATGTTGGTGGTAACATCACTGCTACTGGCGCAGGAACGAGTGTTACTGCCACAAACTTCTATGGTGATGGATCTACACTGACCGGTATTACTACAACAATACTGTATGATTCAGATGGTGATGTAAGAGTTGAAGGAACAACAACTGGAGCAACTGTAACTGGAATACTGGATGTAAATGGCAGAGCAGATATTGATAATGTAAGAATTGACGGAAGCACTGTTACTACCACCAGCGGAAACTTAACTCTTGATTCTAATAGTGGAACACTTGTTGTTAATGATAATCTTGATGTTAATGGAACTGGCACCCATACATTTGCTGGTGCCCTTTCGGTTTCTGGTGCTGGTACATTCACAGGTGATCTTATCGCGTTCTCCACTTCTGACCAAAGATTGAAAGATAATGTTGAACCTATTGAAGATGCCATCGCTAAGGTCTTGAGTCTTAGTGGCAATACATTTGAATGGAATGACAAGTCTGATAAGGAAGGACTTGACATCGGTGTTATCGCTCAGGAAGTTGCAGGTCTTGATTTACCAGGTCTTTATACAACTAGAGATGATGGATATATGGCAGTTCGTTATGAAAAACTTGTCCCTCTACTTATTGAGGCAATTAAACAACTTAATGCGAAAGTTGATGACCACCATAAATAACTAGAAAAGCATCCAGAGATGGCGAATTATAGAAAATCGTTTAATTTTCGTAATGGTGTTCAAGTTGACGATGATAACTTAGTTGTAAACGCTAATGGCTTGGTTGGTATAGGCACGACCGTACCAACTGAGTCTTTGGATGTTAGAGGGACCGCAAGAGTAGTTGGTCTTGTTACTGCATCAAGTGGTATCATCAAGAACTTGGAAGTGACTGGCGTTAGCACAATTACTTCAGGTTCTATAGGAAACCTGAATGTAAATGCTGCGGGTATTGCCACTGCCGTGTCTGGTGTTGTCACTTATTTTGGTGACGGTTCTAACTTATCAAATATTCCGACATCTCAGTGGGTGGATATTGATGTTGGTTTAGGATTTACAAGTATCTACAATACGGGATTTGTTGGAGTATCCACTAATGATCCTAGGATGAATCTCCAGGTTGGTGGTAATCCATTACTTACTGGTACAGTTCCTGGTGGTGTTGGTATTAGTTCTCTTGGTCACATTAAAGCGACTGGTATTATCACTGCTACACAATTTGTAGGTGATAAGTTTACCGGTAGTGTCACAGGAAATATAAACTCTACAGGTGTTTCTACATTCACTGATCTTAAAGTTGGTAGTAACATCACTGCAACTCTTGGTGTCATCACAGCAACTACTTTCAGTGGCGGTTTTTCTGGCAACCTAACAGGTAATGTAACTGGTGATGTTGTTGGTATTGCCACAACTGCTAGAGGTCTGATAGGCACCCCAAATATTACGGTTGGAACAATCAGTGCTACAGAAATTACAGCAAATTCCTTAAACTTACCAACTGCGGGCATCATTACCGCAACGAATGAGTTAAATGTTGGTGCTGGTGGCACAATGTTCACCGCGTTACAAAATAAAGCGGCATTCGGAGCTGCAAATCCTGATGCCAACTTGGAGATTAGAACTGCATCCGGATTATCTTCGGTGCACTTAAGAAGCGCAGATAATTCTTCCATCATCACACTTGGCCGCGGCGCTCCTACAGAGACCACATCTGGAGCGATTAGATTCGGAAACCCACTAGGATCTTTCCCATATAGTTCATCCAAATCTTTTGACGTTATTAACTATGATACGGGTAATGTCAACTTCTATCTTGAGGCAGGAACTGCTGGTGTAGGGACAGGTGATTTCCACTGGCACAGAGGAAAAAATACTTCTAGGTTAATGTCACTTACCTATGGTGGCAACTTAGGGATAGGAATCACAAATCCATCACATAAATTAAGTGTTTCCGGTATTTCCACATTCACTAGTAATATCTATTGTAATGGTAATGTTAATATTGAAGGTAACTTAACTGTTGATAGTTTCTCTTCAAATCTTACTGGAAACGTTACTGGAAATCTTACTGGTAATGTTAATGCGGCAACAGGAGTTTCAACTTTTACTAATTTAGTTGTCACTAATAACATCAATACTCAAAGTGGCATTACGACTACAGACATAGTAAGTTTGGGTTCAGCTCTTTCGAATATATTAAAAGTTGACGAAAATGGAAATGTTGGTGTAAAAACTGATACGATACTCCCCGACATGGAACTTGATGTCAGAGGAGATGTTCAGGCACAACATGGTTTAGTTGTTGGTCCAACTACATCTCCAAAATGTGCTGTTGATATGTCAAGTGTAGTTGATGTTGTGGGCGACGGTGGCACATCAAGGGCAACTATTGCATATATGATTCCACCTAGAGTGACGACAACTCAAAGAAATGCTTTGAAGGATACTCTTGGTAATGCACTTGATACTGATGAGGCAGGTGCTATGATTTACAACACAACCACCAACAAACTTCAAGTTTGGAATGGTTCATCCTGGAACGATTGCTTCTAATAACATATGACACTACAATCTACGGGTCAAATTACTTTTTCCAATATTACTAGTGAGTTTGGAACTCCTAGTAACAGTAATTTAGGAGCTTTTCGTGTATCTGAAAATCATGGATCTCTTTCAAATATTCCTTTAGATAGTAATATCCCTCAGACGGGTGAGATAAAATTTAGTGATTTTTACGGTAGAAGATTGAATGTAGTCGTTGATTGCCATTCTGGTTCTACAGAAGCGAGAGGAAATGCTAAAACAAAATATAATAGCAATCAGGTAAGTGTTGTTGGAGGTTTTAGGTCTCATCCAAGCCCTCCAACTGGAATTAAAGTAATTATTAATGTCAATAAATCATTTAAATCTGAAAAAGGTAAAGCAAAAAATGTAGTTGCACTAAGAACTGGAGAATATGGTTCTGATTGTTTATTAAGGGTTGATGTTGGATCTGAAGGTTATATCGGTGGTGCTGGTGGTAATGGTGGTAAAGGTGGTAATAGTGGTAGTAATAGTGGTTCAGGCGGAGAAGATGGAAATAGTGGATTAGGTATTGACCACGAATCTTCTGATGGAACCACTGTAATTAACAACAGTGGAACAATTTCTGCCGGATTTGGTGGCGGTGGCGGTGGCGGTGCTGCATATCAGTTCGATGAAGGAGGGAAAGGTAAGTCTGATAAAAGAAGAAATGCCTCAGGAGGTGGCGGTGGCGGTGGTGCCGGTTTCCCAGCAGGTAGTGGTGGATCTGGTGGTTCATCCGATAAGAGTGGTGCTAGTGGTAGTAGTGGTGGATTGAATTCTGCGGGGTCAGGTGGTTCTGGTGGTGATAATGATGGTGAAGCAAGAGGCGGTGCTGGAGGAAGTGGTGGAAGTAATGGTGAAGGAGCTAATAATGGTGGAGGAGGATCAGGAGAGGAAACAGGTAGCGGTGGATCAGGAGGAGGAGATGGTGCTGCTATAAGAAGACAAAGTGGTGTCACAATATCAGTAGTAAATAACGGAACAATTAGGGGATCTACGAGTGCTACAGGGGTGGCATAAATAAAACATCTGAAGTTTTATTATGGCATCTGAGTTTGATTTGATACGAAGGTATCGTGGTGCTTTTTCAAAAGAAGAATGTAAGGAGATAATAAATTATATTGAATTTTTTGAAAATAATCACATTTTAACTTATGATAGAGGTAGTCTGCATAAAGAAGATCATAAGACGATAAATGTCACGCACGACTATAACTTTGTAGCATCAAATAAATTATCCACAATGATATTTCCAGGATTCAAACCCTGTTTAGAGGAATATCTGGAAACTTTTAGTATTTTGGGAAACAGAAAATTTCTTTTACATGATCTGAAACTGAAAAAAATACCTCCGGGTGGAGGATTTCATGCATGGCATTATGAAAATGGTGCTTTATCTGTAGCACCAAGACAATTTGTCGTTCAACTATATTTAAATGATGACTTTGAAGGTGGTGAGACAGAATTTTTATATCAACAGAGAAGAGAAGAATCAATAGCAGGAGATGTTATTATGTTTCCTGCTTCATTTACACATACTCATAGAGGAAATCCTCCTTTAGGAGGAACAAAATACATAGCAACATCATGGGGAGTCATACAAGATGAAGGTAATATTTAAAATAGTTGAATATTATCCTGATGAAAATAGGATTGAAGTAAAATTTTGCGATGAAAAGTCAACCATTCCAATTGACAATTACAAAGCATATTCAATAAATTGTGATTACTTAGATATGACTGATTCAGATTTTTTCTCAGACTCTCTAGTCAGAAATCATGGATTGGATATTATTGAGCAACAAATAAATAAACGAACAATAAATCCATCTAATATTTCAAAATCTATTTCTGATGATGAATTCAACTTGGAAGATCTGGTAGGTAAAGTTATAGAGGGCAAGTATTTTTCCAGACCCAAATATCCTATTAAAATGAAGAGGATTGAATTATGAAATACTTTAAGAGATGTGAGGAGTTTTACATTTGTGGATCAAAAGATAAAAAAAGAGAAGTTTTTGCAGAATCAAAAGAAAATTCTATAACTCTATTTCAAATTATAGTTAAAGGAAAAGGAAGACTGATTACAACTTTTGATTCAACATCGATTGATGGTAGTAGGGGAGATATTGTTAATTGTAAATCAGTGTTGGGTAAAGATAGAGTTCTTGTATCTGATAAAGATGGTGAAGATTTTTATGAAGTTTATGGATTCAATCCCTTAACACCATCACAGGATTGGGATGCTAAAAAAATAACGTCATCTTTCAAAGGAGATAGCAACAGTTGGATTATATGTTTTGATGGTAGTGCAACTATAAATGGAAAAATAGTTAAAAAATTTGATTATGCAAAATTAGAAGATAAAGATTATGAGGTTGAAGTCGCTGATGCTTTATTGGGAGTATTCACAAAGATATGATCACTAAACAAGATTTAGATTCATTATATAAATGGGCAAAAAATACTGATTTTCCATTAAGAAATGAGCGTATTACATCAAAATACATGGGATATGGTCTTAAAATTTGTTACATTAAGGGCGGAGTTAATTTAATTCAATATCCAAATAGAGAATTATCTGAACCAGTGATTCATATTATTGAGAATGAAGACATTCTAGGTGTTTACTTTTTAAGTTATCCGCCAAATATGATTGCACCTCCACATCGAGACTACAATCCACATCGTCAACCATATAAAAGGATTCAGATACCCACAAAGGTTGAAGATGGTTATATTGAATGGACTGCTACTGGTGAGAAAGTTTACTGGAAGGAAGGTAGATCAGAAATTTTTAATGTGGAACAAGAACATCAGGGTGCTAATAATTCTAACACAACCATGGAATTTTTATATGTTGACGTAAAATTTGATATAGAGGTTGAATGATGGAAAATATTGAAGCTGAGGTATTTTATGAACCATTCCCGCATGTAATCTTTCATAATTTTTATAACAAAGATGAACTAGATTTAATTTGGCAAGAACTAGATTTTTATACTAGACCTGGAAAATTTCTAGAAGCGAAGGATTATGGTGGAGTAGTTGATAAAACTAATTCGCATGCGTTGCTACTAGATGACATCTATTCAGATGAACATAGAAAATTATCAAACATTCTAACTGTCACCAGAAAAGTGTTTGATAGTTCTGTTTTGGATGTATTTTCCGAACTACATGATTGCTGCTCTATTGCTAGATATTCTAATTGGGACTGCACCAAAGTCAGATATTATCATAATGGTGAATACTATGAACCACACATTGATAAATCCATGCAATTTTTAGCATTTTCATACTTTCACAAAGAACCGAAAGTGTTTAATGGTGGTGAATTGATCTTTCCAAAATACAATTACAGTTTTGGTTGTCATAACAATTCTTTAATCATGATGCCTGGTTGGGTAGAACATGGTGTGAATAAAGTGTCAATAGAAGACTCTGATTACTTTGAAGGGCATGGCAGATATTCTATCACATCTTTCTTTGGAAGCAAGCACACTTGACAAAAGTCCCAAAAGACTTTAGACTGTGCCTTGTCGCGGTTGATGGGAACATCATGAGCTTAAAACACAATAGGGTTCATCGGTAGAGACGTGCTATAATAACTGCAAGACACCAAACCCGATGACTGTCACCCTTCGTCCTCACCAAAGCAAAGCATTAGATGCCATGCGACAGCATGACAAAGGTCAGGTCATCATCCCTACTGGTGGTGGCAAGACTATGTGCATGATTGAAGATGCCCGTATTGATCTTCTTCATAGCAGAACTATTGTTGTAGTTGCTCCTCGTATTCTGCTGGCAGAACAACTCTGTAAAGAGTTCCTTGAAGTGTTGTCAGATACTTACACTCACATTATGCACGTTCATAGTGGCGATGTTGAGTATTTTCACACTACCAATCCTGAGAAAATTCACTTGTTTGCTAATGTTGCTCGCACAGCAGGTGAAAATTGCATCATCTTTACCACATATCATTCTTTGCATCGTATCAAAGAAGCAGATATTGAGGTGAACACCATTTACTTTGATGAGGCACACAACAGTGTGCAACGCAACTTCTTCCCTGCTACAGAACATTTCTCTCACGATGCTGATCGTTGCTACTTTTTTACTGCTACTCCTAAGCATTCTCTTACCATCTTCAAACCAGGAATGAATGATGCTGAGGTTTATGGTCAGGTAATTTGTAGTGTTCCTGCACCTAAACTGGTTGAGGAAGGTTATATTCTTCCTCCAAAGGTTGTGGTTCAGGAATTACCTCAGGGTGATTTCAAGCAGTCTGATGAGAGAAACCTTTTGGATACTATTGATGCAAACTCGCTCAATAAGATTCTGATTGCTGCACGTTCTACCAAACAGATTGTGCGTCTTGTTTCACAGTCCGACTTCTGCTATGAGTTGCAACAACGTGGATACAACTGGATGTATATCACTAGCAAGACTGGTGCTATCATCAACGGTAAGAAAGTGTCCCGTGAAGAGTTCTTCAAAACTCTGAACCAGTGGGGCACTGATGACACTCGTTTTGTTGTCATGCACCATAGTATCCTTTCTGAAGGTATCAACGTCAAGGGACTGGAAGCAGTTCTGTTTATGCGTAACATGGACTACATCGGTATCAGTCAGTCTATTGGACGTGTGATCCGCTTAGGAAACCGTCACAAGACCTTTGGCTTGGTTTGTGTGCCTGTCTATGATAAAGTGGGCATAGGCACCGCCAGGTCCGTTCAGACAGTGGTAGACACTGTATTTGAACAGGGTCAACCCGCCATTTCTACTATCCGTCGCTAATCATGAAAGTTCGAGTTCAACTGTTCAAAGTCGGCAAAGTCTTTGACGAAATCGTTATTGCAAATGACTATGAAGATGCCAAAGAAGTGGCATTAGCACGAAATCCTGGTGCCACTGTAATTAGTGTGACCGCAGTATTTTGAGCAAATTTCTAAAACCATTCATCCCCTTTCCATCCATTCTTGACCCAAAACCTAAAAATCCATTAGGTTACGTTACTAATGATGGTATGTGGGCTGCCATTCCCCTTGGTAATAGTAAAAAATATGTTATTATTCACCAAGGAACCCAAGTTACAACTCTCAATACATACAATCAAGCAGTTGACTTCATTAACAACCAACTCAAAACAAAGAAACGCAAATCAAGGAGTTCTAATGTCCGGAAAAAGCGAAAAACGTCGTGATGCTCTTGGTCTCTTTTATGAAAGTGTACTAAAACCAGATCATCAACTCCGTCAGTGCGCTCACAATCAGGAATGTTACAACGAATTGATGGAGTGGCGAACTGAAATTATTGAATATCTTGATACTAAAAGAAATCAGGAGTTTGGATAAATATCTGTAGATTGTGTCAAACTAATGTTATCTACACAATACCGACTTCGGTTGGAGTTTATTTGCAAACGTATTGCTAATGATGAAGAGGTAAAACTTGAAGACATGATCTGGGCAGAGAAGTTGTCCAAAGCAAATACTACCGCTCGTGAGTGGTTAAGAAAAGCACGTCGAACTGCTGCAAATCCTGATATTCAGGAAGGTAGCATGGATGATTTTATGAATAGGATGGGATTAGGTGACCCCGACCCGTCCAATCATAAAATGGGGTTTGATGGTGCTGATGAAATAGTTGATTGGTTTCAACGTGACAAACCTGATGATTGGAGACAACGTGATTAAAGTAACTGACAAAACTATTGCTAATCAACTTCTAAAAAATGCGGCAAAATTGCTTGGTGGAAAACTAACTCACTGGAATATCTATGAACAATCTGGTGAATTAAGTAATAAAATTGTAATCGAATACAAGGAGAACACCTAATGGGACCAATAGTTTTATATTCAAATGGAAATCAAGAGTGTGAACGTGCTAAGACGCTTTTAGAAACACTCAAAGTTCAAATTCAAGAATACAAACTTGGTAATCATTTTACAGAGAGATCATTTGTATCAGAATTTGGTGAAGAAGCAGAATATCCACAAGTTGCTATTGGATATAAACATATTGGTGGATTAAAAGATACTTTACACTACTTTCAAGAGAATAATCTACTATGAACCCTGTAATCCTTATTGCTTGTTTTTCTCCTATTGCAGTAATTTGGATAGTAATGAAACTCTCATTATGGATTGCCGCTGTTAACGACGAACAGAATTATGTCAGAGCAGAATCCAGAAAACCACATGGACCATATGTGGAAAACCCATATGCAGACGTTGATGAGGAGGAAGAAGAATTTACAAGTCGCACAGATTATAGATGATGCACTCTATCAGTATTACGTGGTAGAAAATAATTTACCTGTTCCTAATTGGAGATATATTAAGGATCAGGACTGGTGGATAAAGTATCTTGAAGATATGGGACTTGACCCAAAGAATAGATAGTGCTATACTACATCATAATAAAATTGCATCATGGACTACAAACCTTATTCGCCTGAATGGCATCGTAAAAGATACCTAAAAGAGGCTTTAGATGCGTATTTTGATGATTATGTGGAGGTAGACACTATCTACACAGATATTATGGACATCCTGAATGACAAAATGGTTGCATCTCTGGATGAGTATAAAAAATTAGACGACTTGTATTCGCGATTCAATGCTTGACGATAAAACACCATGGGCAAATGTAATATCATTTGTATTTGTTTTACTTGTCACATTCAGCGTTGTTGTGCTAGGATACTTTCATGGTAACATGCACTTGCTTACCACACTAAAAAATGCTAGAAACAGTGTATCATGACTACCAAAAAATTTACTAATAAAAGTGGTGACACTTTTGAGTGGGATGAAACTCCAGAACTTGTTGAAGCACTCAAAAAACTTAATAAACCTGTATTTGCAGGAAATTATCAAGGACCACTGTATGCTCCACATCCTGAGTTAAAGAGACCAAAACAGAGACCTACAACTGATTCTATAGAAAAATGAAACTACTTACACTTGAAGACTATCAAAAAGCAGGAGAAACTTTTTGGCCTAAGTATTGGTACATCGCAAAAGAACTTGGCGAAAATGCCAAAACAGAAGACATTCTGAAAGTGATGGAAGCAGTTGGTAGTATCGCACTCAAACTTGCTTTAGATGATAAAGAAGGTCCATTTGGATTTAAGAAAAAAGTTAATGAAGATGGAGCACCAACTTTAACATCTTCAGAGGATTCACCGCCCGGAACTGTGGCAATTTATTCCAATGATCAGTGGGCGGCATATAATCTTTAATAAAAGATAATTTGCATTTAACAAAAAAGAGGAAAACAACGATGACTGAGCAACAAGAACACCTTAGCAATCTTCTCAATCAAAGAGAAGAACTTACTAGGTCTTTAGAGCGCACAAGAGAAACACTTTACAAAGTAACTGGTGCTATTGAATATCTGACACAAACTGGTGTTACACTTCCAGTACCAGAACCAGAGGTTAGTGATGATTCAGACAGCAACTGATGAAATAATTGTACCTGACGGTGCAGAATTATTTGATGATTGTTTCTATGTTTGGGAGACAAGATTCGGACTATTTTCTTCAATGACAGTTAAAGGTCGTCAAATGTTGACAGGTGCCGTTAGAGATAATGTCATTACGATGACACGATGGCACCTTAAATGTGAACAGGAAGGTTGGCCACAGGACAGTGTTCGTGTTATAGATGGCAGTGGTTCTAGGGTAGATCTCTGATGTATGAGGAACTTAATTGTTTTGAAGAAGCACTAAAACATTTTGGAACAAGAGTTGAGTTTGTAATTGCCATGGAAATGGGAAGAAAAATCTCTCCAGAAGATTCCTATCAAATGATTAAGAATGAACTTAAAGAACTAAAAAAATGTCGTAAACAGTTTAAGAAAGATGAGTGTTGACAGTCTAAAAGTAAATCAAAATGAAGACGGTACATTCACCCTTGAATGGGATAAGGAAGATCCGCAGTGGAATTTTTTGAATGGGATGACATCCAAAGAAATCGAGTCTATACTAGAGCAGGCACTTATGGAGGATTTTGATGGCAATCAAAGATGTGACTGATTCCGCCAAAGATTGGGAAGATTTTTGGAGTGATTTAGAAGCATACGAAACTTGGACTCAGGATGATTTTGAAACCATTTGGAATGAAATGGACTCTATTGAACCCCTGACTCCCATAACTCAATCCCAAAGAAAACCTTAAATATCTAATTATTTTGTGTGGATACCCTAAAATACCGAAAACAGGAGAAACCCATGACACTGCCATCCAAAGCACCTAAACTCAATAAAAATGAAGTCTCTAGTATTGAAAATGCTGTGAAAGATGCAGGAATACAGCAAATTCATCCTGAAAAGATGGAAGCGTTTGCTGAAGAATTGGTTTCTCGCTTGAAAGGTGCCGGTAAACACTGGAGAACGGGTGGTCCTTTAGAGGATTGAGATCTAAATAGTAACATCGCTTTACAGAATTTGTAAATGGAAAGTATAGAAAAACACATTGAGAAGGATAAAGAAATCCTTCATGATCCTACAGTATCTCCACAAATGCGTCGTCATATTGAAGGAGAACTGCATGACTTAGAAGAGTATGCAGAGCATCACAAAGAGGAAATTGAGAGTGGTGATCATCATGATCCATCTTTCTTAGAACTTTATTGTGATCAAAATCCATCAGAACCTGAGTGTTTAATTTACGACGATTGATGTGATATATAAACTGCCTTTAGGTAGTTTATGACCCCAAACAAATACGATCACATTTTAATCCACCGTAATCCTTATAGACAATACTGCAAACCAAAACAAACTGAATACAAAGATCCAAAGTTCATTCAATTACGAATTTACTACAAGTGTGAGAGCACTTACTATCAAAACATGGACAGTTAGACAACTGTCACAGCACTCTTGACAGGGTGCTTTTTTTGTGCGATATTAAAGGAGTCGAGGGGAGACCCGAGACAACACACAGAGAGGTTGATCACTACCCCGACTTAGAAGCGGGGACATGACGTGATTGTAAAGGCACACAAACATTCGATACCTCTCACACACATTTCTCTATTATGGGCACTCGTTCTCGCATCGGTATCCAACTTAAGGACAACTCTGTTCTTTCTGTCTACTGCCACTACGATGGTTATCCTTCCTTCAACGGTCGCGTTCTTCGTGAATTTTACGATACGAAGGAAAAGGTGGAACAACTGATTGACGGTGGTGACATGTCCTGTACCTGGACAAATGCTGGTTGGAGTAATGAAACTCTGCCTGAAATGGGTGCTCTCTACTATACTTCCCGTGGTGAATCTTTGGAGAGTAATGCACCACGACATGATGAAAGCATCTTCGATTTCCTTGAAAAGGATAATAACGAAGAATATGCTTACATCTGGACAGTCAATAACAAATGGGTTTGTAGAAAGATGAATCAATTTGATGATGATAAGCAACCTGAGAAGGTTGAGATTCCCGCTGGATCTGTTACTGACTGAACATGCAAAAACTTAATCGCCAAATCGTTTTTGATCAAGTTCTAAATGTTCTCTCTATCTGGTGGGAGCTTGGTTATCGGAACATGCCTTATGGATACAAAGATTTAATTCATTATTTGTTTCCTTTACATACTTTTGGGCAGGCACATGCAAGTTTTATTAAAAGTGCATGCACTGCATGGGAAGAGAAGTATGGCACTGAGATTGGGTATCTGATGCCCAATCTTGAACCTAATGCTTCTAAATGGTCAAGTACGGTTAGAGACAGTTGCATAACTGGCACACAGACCCCCTAAAAGGCGTCTCTGTGCCCCTACAATAAGTTCATTCACAGGTTTACACCATGACTACTGAATTTGCTGATTTCGCTGCCACACAAGACGCACGAAACACAATTCAACTTAATGTCCGTAAGTACGCACTGATGTTGTGTGATGCACTTGAACTTGATTTCAAGACACATCATCCCAATTCTGGTCCCTACAAGTTCTACATCGAGTCTGGTCGTAAGTATCACAAACTAATCATGGAGACTAACACTCAGTCCTGTAGTGTTCATGCCTTTGTTGATAAGAAAACGGGTGAAGTTTACAAGGCAGCATCTTACAAAGCACCTGCAAAGATTGTTCGGTACAATCTTCTGGAGATTGCATCCCGTGAGGAATGTTTCTCCCGTGCCGATTGGGCAGGTGGTTACCTTTACATTCGATGAGTCAAATGACATCTAAAGAGAAACTTGTCTTTGTCGGATCATTTATTTGGTTAATGCACTGGGGAACATGTCTAACATCTATCATTGTGGATACGGTTATTCTAAAGTCCTCTGTGAGGATATTACCTCTTGGTTTGTGAATAACTTCTTTCCACGTCATAAAATTAACGTCACAGTTTTACATCGTGGGTTGAAACGTGAACACGCTCTGGGTTACTGTGATGTGATGACTGATGTGGAAGAATATCCACATAGACCACGCAATTTCCTGATTGAGCTTGACACTTACATGGATGAGAAAACTTATTCATTAACTCTTTTACATGAACTGACCCACATGGCACAGTGGGTACGTGGTTCTCTGCGACACCGATATGGAAAATTGTGTTATTCACTTGAACCAGTGGAAAATTACGAGTACGAAAAACAACCACACGAAATTGAGGCACGAAAGGAAGAAACAAGGTTATATGAACGCTACTTAAATGAGAAACAGGTTGTGCCACCTGAAGAACCGTCACAGGGATGGTGCAACCGTCTATGTGGTGGCGCTATGATGACAAGGTAGTCAAGGGAACCACTCTCTATGCTAACTCGAATCTGTTCTAAGTGTGGTGCAGAGCATCCACTGACTGAAGAGTTTTTTGCCAAAAATCAATCCACCAATACTGGTGGTGATAAGTATTTTCGTCCTGAGTGTAAGAAGTGCACCAAAAAGGCAGGACAAGGCAAAAATCAAGCATTAAAACTTGCTGGTCATCCCGAGCGTCCACCACTGGGAACTCCATGCTATAATTGTGGAAGAACTGATAAAAAATTGGTGTTTGATCATGACCACGAAACGCTAGAGCATCGTGGATGGTTGTGTGACAACTGCAATCGTAGTATTGGCATGTTGGGTGACACAATCGAATCTCTTGAACGTGCAATTAAATATCTGAAAGAGGGCAACTTACATGTTTGAGTTATATTGTGGTGATTGCTTGGTAGAAATGGATCAAGTTGCAGATGGATCAGTTGATCTGATCCTCTGTGATTTGCCATACGGTACTACAGATCGTAAAGGTATTTCAGATAAAGGTGATAACAGAGTTCTGTCCTGGGATACTGTTATCCCACTTGACAAACTATGGGAACAATATAGGAGAGTATTGAAACCATCAGGTGCTGTGGTACTAACAGCAGATCAACCATTTACTAGTCAATTAGTTGTCAGTAATTTGGAATGGTTCAAATATGAGTGGATTTGGAAAAAGAGAAAGGTAACTGGATTTTTACATGCTAATGCCAGACCTATGAAAGAAACTGAAGACATCTTAGTTTTTTCTCCTATGGGTGCTAGTGGTGGTTCAGTCAAAGTAAACAAGAATATGACATACAATCCGCAAGGATTGGTTGAGAAAAGAGTAAAGAAGAAAAATAATGCTAAACGTCTGGGTAAGTTTTTACATCAACCAGAACACATGGGAGAAGGTAACAAACTTCTACATGAAACTGAGTATGAACAGAAGTGGACTAACTATCCATCAGAAATAATTGAATTTGGATTGGATCATGATACAATTCATCCCACACAAAAACCTGTTGCTTTGATGGAATATCTCATTAAAACTTACAGTAACGAAGGTGAAACTGTGCTGGATAATTGTATGGGTTCAGGCACAACTGGTGTTGCATGTAAGAAAACAAACCGAAACTTTATTGGTATTGAGAGAGAAGTAGAATACTTTACAGAGGCAAAAAAGAGAATTGAGAGTGTGACAGTTGAGGAAGTGTCCCAGAACCCACTACAGGTTGCCATGGAGTCTGTATGATTACAGGGTAGTCAAGGGAACCAACCCTCATGCTCAAACAAAACCTTGCCAAAGTGATTGCCGAAACCGCCTCTGGTCATGATCTGACCCGGAGTCAAAAGTTTGAGATCTTCTGTCAGGTTTGTGACGGTATGTTAAAAGAGGGGCGCATCACCGCCATCCAACACGAACGCTGGACTAACGTATTCTGATGAAAACAACCACTGCCACCTACAACATCCGGATCGAATATCGTGACGGAACTGTAGAAGACTTCAACCGAACGATGCCCACCAAACCAACAACACACAAGGGTATTGTTGCACAGAACGACAGATTAGTTCGGTGGGTTGATAAGTACGTCGGTCGCCGTGATTGCATCCGCCACACTGTAACTCCTCTTTTTTCCTGATCATGAACTACACTCTCAAGCAACTCCAAGAGCGCGTCAACAAACTGGTTGAACAGCAAGGTGAAGATGCACAATGTGCAGCGTGGATTTACACCAAAGAAGATTGTCATTTGAAGGACAAAGATGGTGAGTTTGATTATGGTAACACAGTAGAAGATCCTGAGGTTCTTGAGCGTATCTTTGATGATGTAGGCAACATCGATTACATCTATCAGGTCATTCAAGAGTGTGTGGATGAGGTTACAGAAGAGCAAGTTATGCAACAACAGCAGGAGCTAGTCTGATGAACGCTACAGAACTGACCAAACTTCTCACTATTTCTGAGAACATTCAAGAGCAAATTCAAATTGCTGGTGAACTTTGGGAACTCAGCGACTTTGAGGTTACAGCACTATGTGGCATCGTATCTGATGCTTTTGCTGAAGAAGGTATTACTATGGAGGCACTCAACGCATGAACCAAGAAGATCTAATTCTCCGCGACCTTATGGAATCGTCGGATGAAATCTATGACATTCCTGAAATGCAAGATGAAAGGTTTGATGTTGATGAGTATCTAAAAGGAGATTATGATTATTGAGTAGCAACAGTTTCAATCTGTCCTTTATTACATAAAATCATGCGTTTTCTATTTTCAATCATCGGAATTGTGTTGTGTGCTAATTTTCTAATTGATCTTTTGGATTCTGATATGACACAAATCATCAAAGATCGCACTGAAACAATTCAACGCAGTATTGATGAGATGTGACAGTCTCCGAACTGGTACACACAACCATTAGGGTAGCACTGCCTACCCTATACTAATTTCAGTTCAATCAAACTAATGACCATTCTTCGCTCACCTGAGGAAACTCCTCTTACTGAAGATGATATTAGCATCATTCTTCATTATTTGGCTAGATGTAGGAATGAGATTGAAGGAACTAACTATCTTGAGTGGCCAAAACCCAATACTGAAGAAGGTAAGTTGACGCTCATCAGAATCAACAGGTTGCATAAGGAACTGAGCATGGTAAGGCACAGATCTCATTCTGCCAGAAAATACTGGAAGATTGTGCCAGCACGTTAAGTGTCCACTCTGCCCCTGATCTGCCCCACTCTGCCCTATACTAATTTCAGTTCAAACAAACACCATGACTCCTGAGCAACTTGAACAATTCCGAATCAACTATGCCAAGATGGTCGTCGATGGCATGGACATGAAGTCTCTTGAATTATTTGCTATT